GAATGTTACAGTAAATTTCCAGAGTTCTCTAAGAAGATTGATAATTTTATTATGCATAACGGAGTAAGTTTTGATGCTAGGATACTTAACAACTTTAATATTACGTCAATCACCCCCACCAAAGTTACCGATACATTGTTACTCTCTCAGTTATTGTATCCAGAAATTGAAGGGGGTCATTCTCTTTCGGCTTGGGGTGAAAGGCTTAACAGTCCTAAGAAAGACTACGAAGATTTTACTTCGTATACCCCTGAGATGTTGGAGTATTGTAAACAGGATGTGGAAATAACACATAAGCTAACTAAATATATTAATCAGAATCTATATGGTTGTTCATTACAGGCAATCAATTTAGAACATCAGGTACGTGCCATCATAGATCAACAGGAAACTAATGGCTTTATGTTGGATGAACAGAAGGCAAGTCTCTTAGTTGCAAAGTTTACAGACGAGTGTTCAGTTATTGAACAAGGATTACAAAAAGTATTTCCTCCCATTACCCATAAAAGAAAATCTGAAAAGACAGGTAAACAGTTGAAAGATAAGGTAGAAGTTTTTAATCCTGCGTCACGTAAGCAGATAGCAGAGAGGTTACAAACTCTGGGATGGAAGCCTAAAAAGAAAACTGAGAAGGGAAATATAATTGTAGATGAAGGAGTATTAAATCAAATTGATTTAAAAGAAGCCAAACTAATTGCAAATTACCTTCTTTTACAGAAGAGAATTACACAGATAAATTCATGGCGTGAACTAGCTGATGACCGTGGTAGGGTGCATGGTAAAGTATTAACACTTAAAACTGTTACAGGCCGTATGGCTCACCACTCTCCAAACATGGCACAAGTTCCTGCAAGTTATTCTCCTTACGGCAAGGAGTGTCGTGAGTGTTGGACAGTTGAAGATCCTTCTCGTTATGTACTGGTAGGTACAGACGCATCTCAATTAGAGATAAGATGTCTTGCCCATTACATGGAAGATACAAACTTCACAAGGGAAGTTATTGATGGTGATATTCATACATCTAATCAAAGGATGGCAGGGTTACAAACCCGTGACCAAGCTAAAACTTTTATCTATGCCATGATGTATGGTGCAGGTGCATCTAAAATAGGTTCAATAGTGGAGGGAACAAAGGAAGATGGTGATAAATTAATAAATAAATTTATGAGAAACCTTCCTTCCTTTCGAGACTTAAAGGCTAAACTTGATGGAGCATCTCAAGGCCACTCTGGGAATCTGCGTGGTCAGCTAAAAAGAATTAAAGGTTTGGATGGAAGACCTCTTAATATTAGATCTCCTCATAAATCTTTAAACACACTCATACAAGGTGCAGGTAGTATCGTTTGTAAAACTTGGCTTGTATGTATAATGAAGAAGGTACATGCTTATGGTTTAGATGTAAGACTCGTTGCCTCGATACATGATGAGTATCAGTTTGAGGTAAGGAAAGACCACATAAATAGCTTCTGTAATATAACTAAAGAGTCTATGAAACAGGCCGAACAAATATTAAAATTAAAATGCCCTATGGATAATGATTTCAAGATCGGAAAGACATGGGCAGAAACACATTAATTAAACTTACCTAGTAGAGTATCTTACGATACTAGGTAAGGTTAATTATAAAGGAGTGATGAATGAACAGGAAATTCCAACCAGATGCCTATAAGCGGAATGATGAAAGGGCAAAGAAAGCTTTAGCTGAACACTTAGAAATTGAAGGTTATGTTATCTCAGAGAGTAGGGAAAACTACTCGTTTGATTTGGAAGTAACAAGGGATTCAGACACACAGTTTGGAACTGTATCTTTTCCTGAGTTATATGAAGTAGAAATTAAGAACCAATGGGGTAAGGAATGGCCTTCCGCATGGAAGGAGATACGTATCCCGAAGCGTAAGTTTAAGTTAATAGAAAGGTGGAAGAAGAACTATCTTCACACACCTTTTACCTTTGTAGTATTAAATACGACAACTGAACAAGGATGGTTTATTCCTGCTGAAGTAGTAGATGATTCCCATGTGGGAAAGATACAGAATTTAAAGATTCCTGACGCACCTCAAGGTAAGGAAGACTTCTTCCACATTCCTGTGGAGCAAGCTCAATTAAAATTATTAAAGAAAGGTGTTGACAAGTAAGGTTTGTTATAGTATAATGCGTCTGTTATAGGCAATAATGCCAAATGAAAAGTGAAAGTAAAATTGAAAGGAGTAAGGTAGTTATGACTGTAATTTCTGGAACAGCATATTGGGCATCAGTTACTGCCCCTAATACTATGTTTGACGTTGATGGTGTATACACTATTGATATTTGCCAGCTTGACGAGGAGAATAAGGGTATTGTTCTTCAGGATAATCTTGAGGTAAAGAACGTAGGTGATGAGCGTGGTGATTTTGTTACTGCGAAGATGAAGGTTAAGCGAAAGGATGGTTCTCTCAACCAACCTCCCAAGGTTGTGGATTCTCAGCTTAATCCTATTACTAATACTCTTGTTGGTAATGGATCAAAGATCAAGGTATCCTATCGTCCATTTGAATGGAACTTTGGTGGACGTTCAGGAGTATCGGCTGGATTAAATTCAGTTCAGGTTCTTGAGTTGATTGAATATAATCCTGATGGCGTAGGCTCTGAATTTATGGTTGAAGAAGGCTACGTAGATGATAATGCGTCTGGTATTCCCTTTGCCAGCGCCTAACTAGAAAGGAGTATTAGAGGGGTCAGTCGGGTTGTGTTGTACTGACCCCTCTAATTTATTAATGAAACAGATATCAACTCTAGTAAGCGACATTTATAATCTATTTACTAATGAAAAAGGAGTACAGGTAAGCCGTGAAGAAGCAAAGAAATTAAGTGAGGAAGCAGGTAAACTTATTGGTGAGCATATTTTTTCATCTGTTTATGAAACCAGAAAGAACAAACCTGATTTAAGATTGTCCCAAATAGGTAAGCCTCTACGTCAAATATGGTACAACTCAAAAGGCTATGACAAAGAACCTATAGATGGTGCGACATTTATAAAGTTTCTATACGGTAATATTTTGGAAGAGCTTCTTGTATGCCTATCAAGATTAGCAGGTCATACAGTAGATGAAACTCAAAAGGAAATCAAGGTGGGTGGAATTAAGGGTCATCAAGACGGAAGGGTAGATGGTGTATTAGTTGATTTTAAAAGTGCATCTAACTTTTCTTTTAAGAAGTTTACCACATCTGAACTACAAAAGAATGATCCTTTCGGATATATTTATCAACTTGCAGGATACGCAGAACAGGAGAAGGATGATAAGGTAGCATGGGTAGTTATAAACAAACAGACAGGAGAACTTGCAACGGTCTATTTAGATTCCTTGGAGATGCCTGATGTCAAAGCAAAGATTAAGCAGGTTAAGGATGCGGTTAAGAAGGATACGCCACCCGATAGATGTTACTCTGACATACGTGATGGTTCCTCTGGCAATAGGAAGTTGGATTTTGGGTGTGTCTATTGTGGCTATAAGCTTACATGTTGGAGCGATTCTAATAATGGTAAAGGATTACGCAAGTTTAAGTATTCAAATGGTTCGAGATACTTTACACAAGTATATAAGGAACCTAACACAGAAGAAGAGGTAATAATATAATGTATGTTGTTGAATTTTTACATGAAAAATATGGATGGAAAAAGTATCTAAGAAAGTTTCCAGAGCAAGAGGAAGCTCAGAAGGTAGCATCAGAAATGTATTCTACCTTAGACCATATAAAAAACTTTAGGGTAAATGAATTGACTGAAGAAAATAAAAGGGAGTATAATGTATGATGGCTCCTCCCTTACGATACTTTCAGTTACTTGTCTTGGTAGAATTTTACCAACCTAAAACTATTGTTGAAGTAGGTACGTGGAATGGACAGCATGGGATTGATATGTGTCGGTCTGCATTAGGGTCACATTCCGAAAGTGTATCTTATACAGGTTATGATTTATATCAGGAAGGGAGTGATGATTTGGATGAGTTAGAATTTAATGCCAAGTCCAGAGTCACTCTGGAAGATGTAAGTGAATCATTTGATGAATTAAAAGCAGAGTTTCCCAACAGGTTTTCTTACGAGTTAATTAAAGGAGATACAAACAAAACCCTCATGGAAACACAAGCTGACTTTGTATTTCTTGATGGAGGCCACTCACCTAAAACAGTTTGGAATGATTACGAGAAAACAAAAGACTCTAAGATACTTGTATTTGATGACTATTTTAAAGAAGATAAACATAAAAAAATTCCACATGTAAATCATTGTGGAACAAATGTTGTTGTAGATTCTATAAAGGAAAAAGCAAAATGGATTCTTCCCTCTCTTGATTTAGTAGCAGGAGGAGGTATAACCTCACTAGCTGTCATTGTTAATGAAGGAAGAACACCTCCTAATAAAGACCTGTTACTTATACCTGTATTTATAGAACAACCAAAACCAAATTAATATGCCTCGTAAAAGAAAAATAAGATTTAGATCAAAGTCTGAAGAGAATGTATGCCATCTCTTAATGGATTTAAACTTACCAATTAGATATGAGGAAATAAAACTAGACTATGAATGGCATGAAAGTAAAACATACACGCCTGATTTTGAATTACCTAATGGTATTATACTAGAAGTAAAAGGTAGGTTTGTCTTAGAAGACAGGAAGAAACATCTCTTTATAAGGGATCAACATCCTGACCTGGATATACGTTTTATATTTGACAATCCTAATAAAAAACTATATAAGAGAGGGAGGATGACATATGCAGGATGGTGTGATAAACACAGTTTTATTTACTGTAAAAGATCAGATGGAATACCTGAAGAGTGGTTAAATGAAAGACAACGATCACTCTAAAAAAGAAATACCAAAGAAGGAGAAGTTAGAAGAAACCTTTACAACTGTACTAGATATTAATTATGATATTTTAAAAGTTGCTTCTCCCAGAGTAGAAGGCGGAACAGAAAGAAGTCTCTATCTGGCTGTAATTCTACAGGCGTTGCTTGATGCAACAAGCTCATCTAGTACATGTTCTACATCAGATATAGAAGTAATGAAGAGGCAAGCTACGTCTTGGTTCTTTACACCTGAAGGTGTAACAGCCTCAGACTTTGAGGATGTGTGTGATTTAGCTGGTCTTGATCCAAGTGCGACAAGATCATTTGCACATAGAGTTATATATTCAAAAGAAATTAGTTTTATAAGGAAGAGAATCCATGCAATACTTAGATGACAGAAGAGATAATGAATCGTGGAGCAGTTATTTAGTAAGAAAAGAAAGAGGTAAAAGAAAGGAAAAGAAAGTGTCACCATTAGATAAACAAGTCGGTGGAGATCATTACAAACATTGCGGTATCCAACCAGTAGAATATATATCTAAAAATAATCTTGACTATTTCGAGGGTAATGTGGTAAAATACATAACCCGTCACAAAACAAAAGGCGAAGGAGCGAAAGACATTCAAAAGG